GGTGGACTACTCAGTTTTCTACGCCTGCCGACACTTTCCTGTTGGCCGTCTCTCCTGGCGCCGGGTACTGGACCTACAGCACCACAAGCGGCTGGGTCGATCGCACAGCGACAACCACCGGCTTGCCCACAACCGTGCGCACTGTGGCCGTGTGGAAGCAGCGCGTTTGGTTCACCGCTGAAGGTGACTCCAACGTCTACTACCTGGACGCTGTGGATGTCGTGACAGGCGCCTGCACATCATTTGCAATGGGTTCATCTTTGCGCAACGGCGGCTATGTCTCCGCGCTGATTAACTGGACGATGGATGCTGGTTTCTCAATCGACGACTTCCTGATCGTTGTCGGCACAGAAGGCGACATTGGCGTGTGGCAGGGCACTGACCCAACCAGCGTCGATACCTTCAGCCTGAAGGGTGTCTGGTACGTCGGCCCAGTTCCCCGTCATGGAACGTTCTTTACGCCCTTTGGCGGTGACGTGATGATCGTCTCCGAGCTGGGCCTGGTCCCCATGTCCAAGCTGGTCAATGGCCAGTACACAGAAGATCAGCAGATCGGCCCCGCGTCCAAGATCCAGTCGGTCTTTGCGCCTTTGGTTCGCAAGCTGCTGAACGAAAAGTATTTCGACGTGTTTGTCGTGCCGTCTTCCGACGTGATGGTGATCAAGCTGCCGGCTGACGGTGGAACGTATCGCCAGTTTGCAATGAACGTGATCACAGGCGCCTGGTGTCAGTTTGTCGGCATCCCCATGCGATGCGCCGGCATCATCGGTGGCCGTCTGCTGTTTGGAACGGTTGACGGCTACGTTTGCGAAGGTCTGACAGGCGACAAAGATGGCGCGGACGTTAACGGCGACGGCGGCAACTATGTCGAGGGAGACGTGCAGACGTCTTTTCAGGCATTCAACACGCCTGCGCAGCTCAAGAAGTTTGGCATGGTGCGCCCGACGTTTATCTCGACGGCTGCGCCAGCGATCAAGCTGCAAATGAACACGCAGTTTCAGATCACCCCTGTGGGTGGCTCTCCATACTTTACGCAGGGCGATGGCGCTGTGTGGGATGAGGGAATCTGGAACACATCGACCTGGGTGGGAACAAACACCTATCAGGGTTGGGCCGGCACGACTGGCCTTGGGTATTACGGCTCGCTGCGCATGAAGGTGCGTGGCCTGCCACAAACTGTCTTCACTTCATGCAACGTGATGACTGAACTTGGTGGAGTGATGTGATGGCAGTAAAGCAAGACAACTACGGGCTACCAGATGAAACGCTACAGCTGATTGCATCAGCGCCAGAGTTGAGCTTCTTGTTGCCGCAACAGGGTTCAGCAGCTCAATTTGCCACGCCTGACGTGCGTCGCTCCGATTTGATTTCCGCGCTGCGCAGCATTCCTGGCCCAGGAAATCCTGGCTTCACTCGATACGCCAACGGCGCCAACGGCGCTGCTCTTAATTTCAAACCCCGCACTTATCGCGGCGCAAACAACCCAGGCGTGTTGAGCATGCAAGGGTATGTGGCGCCAGAAGTCATTTTGCCTGGCGGCGAGACAGACATGCCTTATGTCAGGCCTGATGATTTTGTGTTTGATGACCTAGTGTTTGACGACATCGTTGAGGACGACATTGTTGAAGACGACATTGTTGAAGACGACGTCGTGGAGGACGACATTGTCGAAGATGACGTCGTCGAGGACGACATCGTTGAGGATGATGTTGTAGAAGATGACGTTGTGGATGACGACATCATTGATGAAGACGTAATTGTTGACGATGTAATCGTTGACGACGACGTGGTCGCTGAAGACGTAGTGGTTGTGGACACCGTAGATGGCGGCACAGGAAACGACACCATCGATGGTGGAACAGGCAACGACACCGTTGTTGGCGAAACTGGCGGAGATGGAACAAGCGGGGCTGGTGACAGCGGAGCGGGTGGCGACGGTCTAGGCGGTGATGGTTTGGGTGGTGACGGTTTAGGCGGCGACGGATTGGGCGGCTTAGATGGCTTAGGCGGCACTGACACCACGGGCACAGACGAGACAACTGAAGACACTGGCACTACAGGTGGAGCAGGTGACTTGCGTGACGCTATTGAGGCTGCTATGGGTGGCTCTGCATCGATTGACAACTCTGCAGCCCTCCTCGCCGACAGCGCCGCGTCAAACATGACAGGGTCGGCATTTACCGCTGATCAACTGTCAGACTTGACAAAACCAAAAGTTCCAAACGTCACCCTTGAGGTAGTCAATGGCGACATCTCTTTGGATGACAAGGGCAGCCTATCGCAAACCTTTGACTACCCAGAGCTTTTAGATGACGCCGAGCTGCAGGCTTACAACGAATGGTTGAACCAACAGCAATCCCTTGGAACTGGCACGACTGGCGGCGGAAAGTCTGTGTTTGATGAAACTTGGGGAAGTTTGGAGTTCTAACGCATGCGACTCACTACTGACAAACCAGGCGAGTATCCGGTCATCTGGGAATGGATGAACCGCAGGACTCACCTGCCTTGGAGTAGTGACCTGCGAGCGATAGCAGCGATGCGCGATGACGGCACAATTGGGGCTGCTGTCGCATACAACGCGTGGACAGAGAAGGGGTGCTGGATGCACGTTGCATTTGACACCTCGCACAGTTTGACCCGTGAGCTTTGGCGTGCGGCTTTCGAATACCCGCTGATTACATGCGGCAAGGAAGCGGTCTACGGCCTTACACCAAAGCACTTGGATGATGCGTTAAGGATGAACCGCAAGCTGGGGTTTCGGCAGATAGCTGAGACCGTTGATTGTGTGATGTTTGAAATGAGGCACGACGAGTGCCGCTGGATCAAGGAGAAGGAACATGGGCGGAAAAGCGTCAGCACCAGCAGCACCTGATTATTTAGGCGCGGCCAATACGCAAGCGGCAGCTTCAAAAGAGCTGACCAACATTCAGAACTTTGCCAATCGGCCTGTTATCAACACGCCGTTTGGTTCGCAGTCCTGGGGCACTCAATCTGTCACTGATCCGGCTAGTGGCCAAGCAGTCACGCAATGGACTCAGAACAACACGCTTGCTCCTGGTCTTCAAGATGCACTGAACGATCAGATCTCAATCCAAGGTGGTCGAAGTGATTTGGCCAACAGTTTCATGGGCCGCGTGGCCAATGAATACTCGCAGCCGTTCGACTATCAGAACCTGCCTCAGATGACGTCCGCAAACGCGCCTGCAACATTGCAGACCGGCGTGAAGGACTACTCCGGCGGCTTGACCACTGGCTTTAATTTTGGCGGTCCTCAGACATCCTTGAACACTGCGGACAACCCAGCGCTGCCTCAGTTTGATTCAAGCTACCGCGACACGGTGGCCAATCAGCTCATGCAGAAGATGCAGCCGGTCCATGACTACCAGCAGCGCCAGCTCGAGACAAAGCTCTCAAACATGGGTTTTCGCCCAGGCACAGAAGGCTATGACCGCGAGCTGAACAACATGGCTCAACGTCAATCTGCCGAGCGCTACAACGCGCTGGACACTGCCGGAAGCGAAGCACAGCGCCTGTACAACATGCAGATGGGCACAGCGCAGCAGGCCTTTAATCAAGACTTGCAAGGCGGCCAGTTTGGCAACGCAGCGCAGCAGCAGAACTTCAACCAAAACTTGGGCGCGGCTCAGTTCCAGAACCAGGCGCTTGGCCAAGGTTCTGCGTTGGATCTGGCAAACATGAATGCGCAGAACAACGCGATCTCTCAGCAGTACGGCTTGAACCAGCAATACGCCAACGCGCAGAACCAACTGCGCCAGCAAGCGATTGCAGAGCAAGCACAGCGCCGCGGTATGTCTCTGAACGAGATGAACGCGTTGTTGTCTGGCCAGCAGGTGTCGATGCCTCAGATGCCATCGTTTGTGGCTGCACAGCAGTCCCAGACGCCCAACATCTTGGGCGCAACGCAGTCCGCATACGACGCGCAGCTGGGCGCGGCCAACGCTCAAAACGCTGCATTCGGCAACCTGTTGGGCGCCGGCGCACAGCTTGGATCTGCCGCGTTCATGTTCTCCGATCGTCGCTTGAAGTCAAACATCAAGCGCGTTGGCACTCACGCAATTGGCGTGGGAATTTATGACTACACAATGATGGGAATGCCGCAACGCGGTGTGATTGCCCAAGAAGTTGAAGCGGTGCGACCTGACCTCGTCAAGCGTCACGCCAGTGGCTATTTGATGGTGAATTACGGAGGTTTGTGATGAATGACGATTTGATGTTTGAGTACCTGGTCCAGATGGGCCAAATGCGTCCTGAAGAAGCTGAGCTAAAGAAAAAGCAGGCAATGGTTGACGCGCTCCGCAAGAACTCCATGAGCCCAATGCAAGGCGAGATGGTCGGCAAGCACTACGTTGCGCCAGGCATTGGCCAAGCCATTTCGCAGCTGGGTCAGGGCTACCTTGCGTCAAAGGCTCAAGGCGGCGTGGACCAGAGTATGCGCGGCATGAATGATCGCCAACGCATGGCTCTTGAACAGCTGCGCAAGCGTCGCATGACGCCCGCTGCGCCCATGAATAACGGCATGAACATCGAAGATTATGGCTTCGACATGCCAGGTTCTGGGTATTGATCATGGTCGATTACACCCTGTTCAACAACGAGGAGGAGCAACCGCAAGTTGGCCTCTTAAAAAAGTCGAGGGCGATGATTCAATCGCCAGGCGGCGTTTTGTCAAACACAGTGCAGCCTGGTCAAGGCGGCATGCTTCCCAACGCGATTGACGCGTATCGATCAAAGGCTTCAGATTTGTATCAACAGGGCAGCGATCTTTACAACCAAGAGCCTGACTTTTCGCAGTTTCAAAAGTTTGCCAAGCAGCGTGCCCAGCAGGGCGACGCGGCTATGCTCAACGCTTTGGCAGCTCAGTTTGCAGGGGAGAGCTTTGCCCCCGTGCAAGAGCAGTATTTAAAGAAGGCTGCCACGTCACGCGACCCAATGAAGATGGGCAGCGGCGTCATTACCGCTGAAGGCGAGTATCTGAAAGACCCAGAAATCGCTCAGAACAAAAAAGCTGAGTTCTTGCTACAGCAGGCCAAAGCCTACGAGACGATGGCCGCGACTGCTGAGACTGCTCGAGAGCGCATTGCAAGCGAACGCAAGGCGCGTGAGTTTGAGCAAATGTACAAGATGGAAATGTTGGGCTTGCGCCGCGACATGGCAGCCAACAACTCCGGCGGTACGTTTACGCAATCGGGCTTTACTCCAGACGGCAAGACGCTAGTCACCAACAAGACCGGCATGAACTTTGTGCTGGATGTTGGCCCTCAAGGTCAGCCTGTCTACACGCCTTACGGCGGCGCAGCGATTCCCAAAGCCACGTTTGAGAAAAACGTGGGCGCTGCTCAGACATTCCAAACCAAAGCCGATTCAGCTGACGCGCTAGTCAAAAAGATCGAGTCAAACCCCGCCGCGTTTGGCATCACAGCGGCTGCGGTTTCGCGGCTGCCTTCTGCCATTCAAGGCCGCGTCGGCGCCCAGCTGCTTAGTGAAGACACGCTCAAGCTGCGTGCTGACGTACTGCGCCAAGCCGCAATGGAGATCAGCGACATCTACGGTGCTGCCCAGTCGGTAGGCGAGGCGGCACGCGCTGCGACGTTTATTCCAGCTTCAGAAGATCCTCCACAGATCGTTATGGAAAAGCTCAAAGCAGCTCGCGATTACGCACGCAGTAACGCTCAGGCGTTTGGCGGCGCAATTAACGATGCAGCGCGCAATCGCTCTGGCGGCTCACAGCCCCCAGGCGGCAGCGGCGGTTTGTCTGCGAATGAGCAGGCCGAGCTGGCGAGTTTGCGTGCAAAGCATAGAAAGACGACACCATGAGCGACCGTCAAGAACTTGAAGAATTACGTCGCCTTGAGGAGCTTGAGCGCAGGCTCGCGTCTCAAGATCTTGGCGAAGTGCGAAAGCAAAAAGAACGCAGCCAGGCCAACGTTTACGCTGGCCAGGACGTTGGCCAGATGGGCACATTCATGCGCGGTGTTGGCGGCGCAAAGCACGCTTTTGACAGCGCTGCGATGGGCCTGAAGGGCTTGTTTACGGATCTGACGCCCGAGGACAAGGCTTTGCTTGAGCAAGGCAAAGCGTTTGTAAAGCAGGGCGACACAGCCGCAACAGTGGGCAACATCGCGGGCGAGATCGGCATGTTTGCCGCACCCTCAACTCGAGCTGTTCAAGGCGTGCAAGCCGCAAGCATGGCCGCCAAGGCTGTGCCCTATCTTGGAAAAGCACTTGCAGCCACGCGTACAGGCACAGGAGCAGCTGCGGCTGGTTCTGGCTTGGCGTCAGCCGCCCTTGCGCCAGAAGACCGCACAGGCGCCTTTTATGGCGGTGCAGCTGGTGGCGCTGTGGGTGACGTTGCTGGTCGCTTCCTGACTAAGACATTGGGCGGTGTCGTCTCCGACAAGGTATCGCCCGCCGCACGCGAGCTCATGGATCAAGGCGCCAACGTGCCAATGTGGAAGGCCACAGACGATGCAACACGCACAGGCCGCGTTCTGCGCAACGTTGCCGAGCGTGCCAAAGCATTACCGGTCGCCGGCGACATTATCAAAGGCCAGGAGCGTGCGGGCGTTGAGTCCTGGAACAAAGTCTTGCTGCGTGAGGCAACACCACCTCAGCCCGTGCTTGACGATGCTGGCAGCGTTTTGCGCTGGGAAAGGCCTCCTGTCAAAGACGTTGGCTCCAAAGGTTTGCAAGAACTGTCAGAGCGCTTTGACGAGGCTTACGGCGCGTTATACGGCAGCCGAGGCGTGCCGGTTGACGATCAATTTAACAAGCAAGTCGTTGAGCTCCTGCGCAACACCAAGGCTTACTTGCCTGGCGCGTCTGACGACGTTGCCGGCGCAGTACGCAAGGCGACAGACACTTTGGCTGGGTTGACCAGCCCCACTACCACACGCGCAGGTGGGGAAAACGTTGGCAAGGGTGTGGTCAGCTCTCGGATCAAGACGCCGATCGTCACGACGGTTGAGCCTGGCCGAGAAGTCACAACGCACGGCAACGTGAAGAAAGCTCTTGACGGTGTAAATGATTCAATCACAGCGGCGTGGAAATCTGGCGACGCGGAGAAGGCCGAGGCCCTGACAGCGTTGCGTTCAACGATTGAGTCGTTGCGCTCAAGAGGCTTGCCTCCCGAGGTGGCGTCTGAAGCAGCGGAGATTAACAAGGCTTACGCCAAGTTCAAGACCGTCAGCCGTGCATCCTCAATGCTGGGCGCTCAGAAAGAGGGTGGTGTGGTGACGCCTGCCCAGCAGCTGAACGCCATCCGCGCCCGCGACAAGACGCCAGACAAGTCGGCGTTCTCACGCGGTGAAGCACCAGGCCAGCAACAAGCACTAACCGCTCAACAGGTTTATGGCAACACGTTGCCCGACGTTGGGCCAGGCACTGCCGAAAAAATGATGCTTGTCGGTGGCTTTGGTTTGCCTATGGTCGGCATGGACGCAGGCGCGTCTTTGTTGCTTGGCACGCAAGCAGGCCAAAACATGCTGATGGGGAAATATCCCGTCCAAGGCGCTGTACGAAAATATGGTCAAGAGTATTTAATCCCCGCGCTGCGCAATTACGGCGCCGCGCTTGGCAACTAGGAGTAAGACATGCCACGCAACGCATCCGGTATTTACACGCTACCAGGCGGCAACCCCGTCACGCCTGGTGACGTCATCGAGGCCGATTGGGCCAACACGACCCTGGAGGACGTTGCTGACGCGCTGACGAACTCTCTATCTCGCACAGGCGCTGGCGGCATGCTGGCGCCTTTCCGCATCGCTGACGGCTCTGTCAGCGGCCCCGGCCTGTCTTACTTGAACGAGACCAACACAGGTTTGTATCGATCAGGCTCAGGCTCTGTCTGGATGTCGATATTGGGCGTTAACGTCGCCCAGTTCTCGACTGTCGGTCTTACTGTTGCAGCCGGCAAGGCTTTGACTGTTTTGGGCAACGCCAGCGCAAGCGGCACTCTGAGCGTGACTGGCGCGACCACTTTGGCCTCAACTTTGGCCGTGACTGGTGCGATTACAGCAACAGGTGGAGTTGTTGGCAACGTCACCGGCAACGTGACGGCTGGCTCTGGCACATCGACGTTCAACGACGTCGTGATCACTGGCGCTCTGGACATGACTGCCGGCAGCTCTGCAACCATCACCGGCCTGAGCACTCCGACAAACCCCACCGACGCGGCCAACAAGGCCTACGTTGACTCGCAAGACGCGCTTCGCCTGGCATTGACTGGCGGCACTATGTCTGGCGCCATTGCAATGGGCAACAACAAGATCACTGGCTTGGCCACTCCAACGGCAGACGCCGATGGCGCGACCAAGGCCTACGTTGACAGCGTTGCCCAAGGCCTCGATGTCAAGGCATCTTGCCGCGCTGCGACGACTGCAAACATTACTTTGAGCGGCGCCCAGACGATCGACGGCGTGGCCGTGATCGCTGGCGATCGCGTACTGGTGAAGAACCAGTCCAGCGCAGCTGAGAACGGCATTTATGTGGCCGCTGCTGGCGCCTGGTCACGTTCCCCTGACGCGGACACATGGGCCGAGCTGGTGGGTGCTTTCACGTTTGTCGAAGACGGCACTGTCAACGACAACACCGGCTGGGTCTGCACATCTGCACCTGGCGGCACATTAGGCGTCACAGCCGTCGTCTTCGAGCAGTTCTCTGGCGCAGGCCAAATTACAGCTGGCGCTGGTCTGACAAAAAGCGGCAACACGCTCAACGTTGGCACGGCCTCAAGCTCTCGCATTGTCGTCGGCACAGATGACATCGACCTGGCCACCACTGGCGTCACTGCATCGACATACAAGTCTGTGACTGTTGACGCGTATGGCCGCGTGACTGCTGGCACAAACCCCACAACGTTGGCCGGCTACGGTATCAGCGACGCATACACCACTAGCCAGGTGGACTCTGCGCTTGCACTCAAGCTCAACCTGACTGGCGGCACGATGTCGGGCGCGATCGCGATGGGCACAAACAAGATCACCGGCCTCGGTGATCCGACACTTGCCCAAGACGCTGCGACCAAGAACTACATCGACACAATCTTTGGTTCGACCACAACGGCTGCCGCGTCTGCAGCTGCTGCAGCGGCTTCTGCCTCGGCTGCATCGACATCGGCCTCAAACGCCTCGAGCAGCGCATCGTCTGCATCTGCATCGGCTGCCTCAGCTGCCGCCTCTTTCGACTCGTTTGACGATCGCTACTTAGGCGCCAAGGCATCTGACCCCACGGTGGACAACGACGGCAACCCTTTGCTGACTGGTGCGCTGTATTGGAACACCACCAGCAACCAGATGCGCGTCTATGACGGTGCTGCCTGGATCGCGGCTTATTTGCCCGCGTCTGGTTATGCACAGCTGGCCGCGACCAACACATTCACGGCCAACCAGATCATCAGCGCCAACACCTCGAGCGCAGCTCTGAGCATCACTCAGGCAGGCTCTGGCAACGCGTTGTACATCGAGGACGTGGCAGCTGACGCGACGCCGTTTGTGGTGTCTTCTACTGGTGCTGTCGGTATCGGAACAACGACACCCGACAACGTGACGTCCGCCGGCATCGCGTTGGTCTCGAATGACGGTTACTACCCCCAGGTCGTCAACCGCAACAAGACCAACGACCCCAACGCGTCTTACATGGTGTTCGACAAGGACCGCGCTGGCGCGATCGTTCAAAGCGGCGACAACTTAGGCAACATCATCTGGCGCTCGTTTGACGGCACAAGCTACTTGCAGTCGGCGGCCATCATTGGCTACTCAGACGGCACGCCTGGCACAAACGACGTGCCTGGTGCTCTGGTGTTCTTCACGACCGCTGACGGCGCTTCTGCGCCGACTGAGCGCTTCCGCATTACCAACGCCGGCACGATCACATTGGCCAACGACTACAAAGAAAACGTCGTCACAGCCAACACCTCGACCGCGTACACGATCGCGATCAGCGGCGGAACCGTTCAGGTCCTGACGCTGACCGGCAACTGCACGTTCACGTTCCCAACTGCGACGGCAGGCAAGTCATTCACGCTGCTGCTTAAGCAAGACGGCACTGGCTCGCGCACGGTGACATGGCCTGCGGCGGTGAAGTGGCCAGGCGGCACAGCTCCGACGATCACTTCGACTGCGTCAAAGCTGGACAAGTATGTCTTCACCAGCGACGGCACAAACTGGTACGGCAGCAACGCTGGCCAGAACTACACAGTCTGAGGTGATTGATGTTTAGCTCAAACACTTCACAGGTATCAGGCGCGGCCAACTACATTGAGGATGTGTTCAGCACATACCTCTACACAGGTACTGGCTCAAATATCACCATTAACAATGGTATTGATTTAGCTGGCAAGGGTGGACTGACTTGGTTCAAGTCTCGCTCTGGTGGTTACAACAACGCTTTGCTGGATACTGCACGCGGAACGAATAAAGCAATATTCTCAAACGCGCAAAGCGGAAACTCCACTTTTAGTTATTTAACTTCATTCAATTCAAATGGAGTTACTTTTCCCGGATCATTTTCTGTCAACAATAACAGCGGGCAGACCTATTCTTTATGGACATTTCGCAAGCAACCAAAGTTTTTTGACATTGTGACCTATACAGGCAATGGTGCGCTTAATCGTCAAATTGCTCATTCTCTTGGATCAACTCCGGGTTGCATGATTATTAAAAGAACAGATACGACCAGCAACTGGACTGTTTATCACCGGAGCCTTGCATCGGCTGCGGATGTTTTGCAATTAGAAGGCGTGTCCGGTGCTTTCACTTCCGCAAACAGATTTGACAGCACCGCTCCTACTAGCACCGTGTTCACACTTGGTGATTCTTCAGCAACCAATCTAAATGGTGGGACATATATCGCCTACCTATTTGCCCATAACGCAGGGGGCTTTGGTCTTACCGGTGCAGACAATGTAATTTCGTGTGGGTCTTACACGGGATTAAGCACCGGGCAGACAATCACTCTTGGGTATGAGCCTCAATGGGTGTTAGTTAAAAAGTCAAACGCTTCAAGCAATTGGTACTTGATGGACACAATGCGCGGAATGACCGCCTACAACACAACTGGCAAGAAAGAGCTATATCCAAATTTAGATCTTGCAGAAGCTGCATCGGCCGACACCGCCGTTAGCCCAACTGCAACAGGTTTTGTTGTTGGTGGCGGTGGTATGAGCGATAACGGCGACACTTACGTCTACATCGCCATTCGTAGAGGCCCAATGAAAGTGCCTACGAGTGGAACAAGTGTGTTTACGCCACTCTCTAGAGCGGGCACAAGTTCACTGACAACAATTTCTTCTGGAGGTGTTGGGCCTGTTGACACCATCATGGCTCAAAGCCGAGATGTTGCTAATGGTATGAGGGCGTGGGACAGGCTGCGTGGAGTAACTAACTGGCTTGGCACATACACCACACAAGCGGAAACTGCCGCGTCTGGTTCTGTTATTGGTTTTGATTCAATGACCGGCGTTATTGTTAATGATGGCGCTAATGAGGTAATCAATACTAATAGTGCGGCATCACCATATATCAACTATATGTTCAGGCGTGCCCCCGGCTTTTTTGATGAGGTTTGCTATGACGGGAAAACAGGTTCTACCCAAATAATTAACCACAATTTAGGCGTTTCTCCAGAACTTGTAATAATTAAGTGCAGACAAACATCAACATATATTGGATGGCCTGTTTATGCTTCCTCGGTTGGAACGGCCAATTTGTTTTTAAACGATACGTCTTCAGCGGGTACATATCTAAGTAACGCTATTAGAAGCCCAACGGCTACAACATTCACAGTAGACAATAATGCAGACGTTAATGGTGTTGGAAAAACTTTTGTAGCCTACCTATTTGCCACTTGTGCAGGTGTTTCCAAAGTAGGCTCATACACAGGGAATGGTTCAACTCAAACAATTAACTGTGGCTTTACGGGCGGCGCTAGATTCATTTTGATTAAGCGCACAAATTTGGGGGACAGCTCTAGTAACTGGTATGTTTGGGACAGCGCTAGAGGCATCACATCTGGTAATGACCCATCATTAATGCTGAATAGCACAGCCGCTGAAGTTGTTGATTGGAATAGCGTTGGCGTTGATAGCACGGGGTTCACTGTGACGCAAAATGCATATTCAGTAATCAACTCAAGCGGTGGAACCTACATCTTCTTGGCAATCGCATAAAGGAACATCATGCAAGTAAGAATCAGAGAAACAGGCGCGGTTATGTACGAGGGCGAGTTCCGCGCTCTGCATGCCAACACATCATTCCCCGCGCAACTAAGCGAGCAGCTCATCAACGACATGGGCGCTGACGTCGTGTTTGAAGGCCCCCAGGCCACGCCCACGATGTACCAGGTCGCGTTTGCCGATGGCGTGCAGCAGATCGATGGCAAGTGGTACACCAAGTACAGCGTCGCGGACATGGACGCCGACGGCATCGCTGCCGTGGACGCGCAACGCAAGGCCGCCAACGCCGGCCAGGCAAAGACGCTGCTCGAGGAGACCGACTGGGCAGACTTGGCTAGCGTGCGCAACACGGCTGTGACGCCTCACCTGACCAACTCCGCAGACTTCGACACCTATCGCCTCGCCCTGCGTGCGATCGTGGTCAACCCCCCTGTGACGGTGTCTGAGTGGCCAACACGGCCAACAGCTGCATGGTCAAGCTGATGCGATAATCGCACGACATAACTAGAACATCATCAACCCACGACTCCCACGAAAGAATCACATGGAAATCACTCTCAAACTCGAGCTGAACGAAGTCAACGCGGTACTGGACGCGATCGGGGCACTCCCGACAAGCACCAACACCTGGCCCATCGCGGCCAAGATCCGCGCCCAGGCTGCACTTCAGCTCCCGAAGAACACCGAAGGGGCAGGCGATGAAGGAAGTACCACTGACTGATGAACAGATCGAGGCGATCGCGGAGCGTGCTGCCGAGGTCGCCTTAAACAAGGTCTACACAGAAGTCGGCAAATCAGTTTTAAAGAAGCTCGCCTGGCTCACAGGTGCAGCAGTGATTGGCCTGGCCATGTGGCTCGCAGGCCATAACTCACTCCCCAAGGCTTGACATGAAGGACTGGCTGATCGCGTTCATATCAGCCGCAGCTCTATGCGGCCTGGTCCTGTGGTCGGTCTACGTCATGGTCTGGGTCTGGAGGCTCCCATCGTGATCGATCCAATTAGCGCCCTGGAGGGCCTACAAAAAGCCATCAGCATGGTCAAGAAGGCGAGCAAGGTCGCCAATGACCTAGGCGGCCTGGCGCCCATGATCGGCAAGATGTTCGACGCCAAGAGCATGGCCACCAAGGCGATGGTGGAGGCCAAAAGATCCGGCAACAAATCCAACCTTGGCACAGCGCTTCAAATCGAGATGGCACTGGACGAGGCCAAGCGCTTCGAGGCTGAGCTGATGCTCCTGTTCCAGGCATCTGGCCGCGCTGACGTCTGGGCAAAGATCAAGCAGCGCCAGGCACAGATGGACGCAGACGACGCGCATGAGGCACGCAAGCTCAAGGCCGAGGAAAAAAAGCGCAAGGAAAAAGAGCAGGAGCAGATGGAGATGGCCGCGCTCATTGGCGGCATCGCGTTCGTCGTGCTTCTGGTTTTCATCGGCGTCGTTGAGCTGATGGACTTCTGCGAAACAACACGCCGCTGTGGTCGATGAATGAGTACCAAAAGCAATTCAACCTGTTCTGCAAAGTCGTTTGTTACGGCTGCGCGGCCTGGTGGTTTTTGGGCTTCTTGAGGTTTTTGCCTGACGACCTATCAAACAAGATCGTGAATTTACTGCTTGAAAAGATTGGACTTTAAAAATGCTTTCTCTGTTTTCAACCCTCGGCGGCCTGCTGATCTCTGGCCTGCCCAAGCTGCTGGACTACTTCCAGAACAAAGCTGACCAGAAGCATGAGCTGGCGCTGGCCAGGGTCCAGACAGAGCGCGAGCTCGAGTTGGCGGCCAAGGGCTTTGCGGCGCAGCAGAGGGTCGAGGAGATCCGCACCGATCAGATCGCCATGCAGACTGACGCGCAAATGACTGTGGCCGCGTATGACCACGACAAGAAGGTTCTGGAGCGAGCCAGCACCTGGGTCGTCAATTTTGTGGGCACTGTGCGGCCAGTCGTGACCTACATCTTCGTGCTTGAGCTTTGCGCGATCAACGCATGGATCGCTTTCTACGTCTACCAGCACCCTGGCCTAGTCATCAACATGGACGACTTGATTCGCCTGTCAGACATCATCTTCAGCTCTGACGAGATGGCCATGCTAGGCGGGATCATCGGCTTCTGGTTTGGCTCACGCAGCTGGAGCAAGAAGTGAAGTTGAGCAAGGCCGGTGCAGATCTCATGCACCAGTACGAGGGCTGCAGAAACCGGCCCTACCTATGCCCCGCGCACATCTGGACGATCGGCTGGGGGCATGTGCTCTACCAGGAGCAGATCAGACTGCCAATCATGCGGGTGAAGGAGATCCACAGCCCCGTGATCCGCAAGGAATACCCACTGAGACCGGAGGACAACCGTGTTTGGAGTCAACAGGAGATCGATGCGCTATTCGCAAGTGACGTCGCTAGTTTTGAGCGTGGCGTTTTACGACTTGCTCCCAATCTACTTGGCAATCAAGGCGCTTTCGACGCGTGTACCAGCTTTGCGTTCAATGCCGGGCTGGGAAACTTTCAGCGTTCCACTATTCGGATGAAGATCGGGCGCCAGGACTGGGAGGGCGCCGCGGAGGCTTTTATGCAGTGGACTAGGGGAGGCGGCAAAGAATTGCCGGGCCTGGTCAAACGGCGCAAGGCTGAGAAGGCCTTGTTCCTCAGCTCGATGGAAACCGAGGAAGAATAAATGTGACATTTTTGTGCCATTAGTTTGTGACAGAGCAGTTGCCATCTGCACCTTTGCCCCCGTAACTGGGGGCTTTTTTTGCTATTTTCAGATTGTGATTCCTGTTGTCGTGGGTTCGAGCCCCATCAGCCACCCCAATAGAATCAAGGCTTTCGGCGTTTCTCTGTTTTGATTTTTGAGTTGTTGTGACATTTTTGTGTCGTAGATTCAAAGCAGTGGTGGCCGTAGCTCAGCTGGTAGAGCTCTGGATTGTGATTCCAGCGGTCGTGGGTTCGAGTCCCATCGGCCACCCCAGCCCCCTCAGAAGTTAACGCGCTCAGCCGCATTCGCCAGGTGCTCTGGCGACAGGTGGGCGTAGCGCTGCACCATCTCATGGGAATGCCAGCCACCCAGCTCCTGGAGCACCGACAGGGGAGTGCCGGCCATCGCGTGCCAGGACGCCCAGGTGTGGCGCAGATCATGGAAGCGAAAGCCAGGCACGCCAGCGCGCTTGCAGGCGCCTGTCCAGGTGTTGGCCCAGACGCGGTCCATATCGCCCCACACGCGCCCTTTGCGGGGCTCAGGGAAGGATTCCAGCAGTGCCTTGGCCGACTTGTTGAGCGGGACCAAGATGCGCTGGCCAGCTTTGGCGTCTTCCGCGGCCACATGCACCATGCTGTTGTCCAGGTCCACAGCCTCCCAGGTCAAGCCAAAAACATTCGATCTTCTCAACCCGGTGAGTAAAGCGAAACGGACTGGCATCCGATACTTTTCCGGGAGACAAGCGATCAAAACCTCGGCCTGCTCGCGTGTCAGATATGCGACGCGGCGCTTTGGTTCTGCCTCTGTTCTGAGGATAGGAGCGCGGTCAAGCCAGTCCCACTCACGCTCAGCAGCACGCAGCATGGCCCGAATCAGGGCGCGGTAGCGGTTCCTGGTGGCGCCTGCAACCTCCTTGGGCAGCACGCTCTCGATCTTGTCTCGAGTGAGCTCAGACAGCAGCACAGTGCCTATCTTTGGGAGGAGAAACTTGATCTTGAGCTCGTCATCAGGCAGTGAACGCTTATGTGCGCGCTCGACCAACCAACGTGCGCAGGCCTCCTTGAATGTCTTCTTGGGCTTCTCCTTCAAGACCCCCTCGCGCCAGAGCTCAGCCTTGCGCATGTCGTGCAGCTGCTGGGCCAGCTTCTTGTCGCCGGTCTTGAGTGATTCACGCAAACGCTTGCCATTGATCTGGACGTCCATCCAATAGTTGTCGCCTCTGAGAATAAGTGCCATTTTTTGGGACTCCTTAATTTGATGATGAGATTGTCTCAACTATCATCGGAAATGTCAACATGTGTCAGTTAAGACGGCTCCATTCGGCAATTAGCGCTGCCTCGGCGCGGCCATCGTCCTTGACGCGCTTGAACTCGCCCGCCTGGGTAGGCCACAGCTGCGCTGCCTTGGCCCGACTGCCGTCTTTGCCTGCGTTGACTCCCATTGCTTTTTTCCACTTACCAGGCGTCACCGTGCTGGTCGGGATGCCCAGGCCGGCCAGGACTCCCTTGGCCAAGCCAAACGATTCACCAAAGGCAAACATGGAGCTCACGCCCTGGCCAGGCATCGCGCCCACTTGCTCGACCACAGCTGTGGCGCCCTGGTCGGCGTAGAGCTTGAGCTCGGCAGCCAGCATCTCAGGGCTCACGCGTTTTTTGGCTTTGCCACCTGCCATGACTTCGACTGATGGCATGTCAAAGACATGAACCAGCTTTCCGCTCTTCTCCAGGATCGCAACGGCGCCGGACGCGCCTGGATCAATACCGATTAAAAAATTCATTTGTTACTTGCTCCAATAAGCTGAGCGAAAGGGTTGTTGTAGTCGCGCCAGGTCTTGCCGCGCTTAATTACGCTGACTGTTGCCTGGCTCACGCCAAAGCGTTTGGCGATCTCGCGCTGTGTGCCCTCGGCCTGCCTGATCTCTTCAGCCAGCTGCTCGTTGAGCTTCGCGTGTTGACGCGCCACTGATGAAATCTTGGCCATGCGAATCACGCTGACTGAGCGCCTGATTTGTGATGCGACTCGCTTTGTGAGTTTCTTCCTGGTAATGATTTCCACATGCTCAGGATTGACGCACAAGTGATTGCCGCATGTGCATGTGGCAACTTTGCTTTCAAGCGAATAGCCCTGCACCTCCATGATCAATCGACGCACAGACATGGTCCGCTGCTTGTGACGAATCGTGGGTGTTGTTCCACACGCCTGCAAAGCTCCTTGCCACTCCCAGCAATCGCCCACTTCAACCGTGCGTTCTTTGATCATGTCGATGATGGTCACAGCGCGTTCCACCCCAACATGAAGACGTAGTAAGTGGCCTTCGCAATCAAGCCAATGATGACTAGGCTCGCGCACCACAGGCTCACATAAATGCAAACATTCTTGATCATCGCGTCTCTCCGAAACGTTTCATTGCCTCAACTGCGGCGCTTGTTTTGCGTCTGGCTTCTGCCTTGGTCGGGTTGTCCTTCTTGACTGGGATGTCATCAGGGTGCGTGGCCAGATCGTCAAATATGGTCAAGCTGCCGCTCGCAACCGTGCTGCCTGGAAACTGTTCCTTGAGCGCGGCCACTTCAGAGATCAATGTGCCTGGACACAATTGCAGCTCTTTGCTTGAGAAGCTCTGGCCGTACTCTTGAATCGTCTCCTGGCCATTCACAAACGTCGCACCAGTCTCGCGGTGCTTGTAGGCAATCCATGACTCGCCGCCGTCGATGGCTTCCGCGTAGGGAATCAGCGACGGGATCATCAGGTGAGCCTCACAGCCTGCGCGCTGCGCTTTGTCAGTCAGCTGTTTTCTGAACTTCACGCATTGCCACGCCGCGTTCTCAACAGGTGATGAATGACAGCATGTGCGGCAGTTCATCTCGGCAGCCATGCCGCCGTGGCAGTGTTTGTGAAAGCTGCACATCTTGCAGATGTAGTAGCTTGGGTCGCGGCTTAGTGGCTCTGGTGATGCTGTCTGCTCGATCAGGTGCTGTGCGCGATCCATCAGCACTGCAAAGTGGTCCTTGTCAAAGTGAACCCACTCGCAATAGACGTCGTCGTTGTTTTTGTTCACGCCCATGTACATGGCGCGATCGATCTCCATCAGCCCCATGTAGACCGTCATCTGGTCGTAGTGCTGAGGCTTTGCGCCTTGTACTTTCTTGCTGCACAGGTCATTGAATGACTTGTCGTTGTGTGTCTTGAACTCGAGCACGCAGGGTGACTTTGGCGCCTCTGGCAGACCTTTGCCAACGCCGTCGAGTGAGCCACCGAAGTGGCCATTGCAGGCCGACACGCGGAACTGATCACCAGTGTCTGGATCACGTTCCCACACAGTCGCGCCAATCCCGCGCAGCTCTTCGACCAGGCGTGATTCCTCGCGCTGGCCGGTGCTGAACAAACGCAGCATGCGGCCTGAAAATTCAGGCTTCAGCGCCCAGCGCCATGTCAGCCATATGTAGCGATTGCATTGGTGGCCAATCAGAGACGCGCCCATGTGAGGGCGGTGCTCTTGTGGCTTGCTCTCGTACCACCGCACGATGGCGGTGGCCGTTGTGTGCTGTGACTCGGGCACTCGCGCCATGATTAAGCCCAGGGTTTCTTAGCAAGTCCAGCTGCAGCTGCGGGACGTGGTGCTAACGCTGCTGCTTTAGGTGCTGGCGCGCCTGCGGTGGCATAACCCATGACGCGGTTGCGTGTTGGATCTTTCTTGTCGATCTCCACATGCGCAACAAACGGCTGGTCATGCAGCTGCTCTGTCTCGGTCATGTCTTCGATGCCGATGGCATAGCAAAGAGAGGCCAGGGCCGCGTTGGCGATGTCTTGCGCTGTCTTGTTTGGGTTGTCCACATTTAAGCGCTCCCAGTGACGGCGGCCAGAGTGCTCACCGTTCAGGACGTGCATCTCCAGCTCGATGTAGTGACCAGTTCCGGCCTGCGTAGGCTTGACATCTGATTTGACGATCATCATTTCGTAGTCGCCTTTGGGCAGCGGCTCAAATGAGCGCGCTTGCATTGGTTCGACTGTGGCAGCGTTGAAGTTAAATAAGGCCATGTGGTTTCTCCTGGTTGATGGCTTAGTTGTTGGCCGCAAGTGCGGCAGCAAATGACTCCCAGCTGAGAGGCATATTCTTCAAACCGAAACGGTTCCCACCCATATGAGCGGGGTGCGGTTCGACGTGAAGGATTCGTTCGCCCGTGGTGCGGGCCTTTGTTTCTTTGTTGCCGTAGCCGGCATCGGACTGCGTAGTCACGACGCGGTAGTTGGCCCAGCCAATGACGTCTGCCCACTCCTGGACAAGAGCGCCAGCGCGGTCGTGCAACTTCAATGTGTATTGGTCGTAGCCCTCATGCAGGGGAGACTCAAAGCGCTTGATCTTGTCGTGCGCGATCAAGATGATGGCCATGTTGCGTTGGGCGCGAAGAGCCTCCAGGCCTGAGAGCAACGTGCGCCACTCTTCAGCTGCAGCGATGTAGCCCTTGCCGTAACCAGGCGCCTCGATCGATGCCCACTTGTTGGCCTCGCAAACATGCTGGTGCAGCAATGGCTCAAGCCAGTCGAGGGAATCTAGGAACACAGACTCAAAGTCGTGCTTGTCTTTGAGCAGCGTTCCTATTGCGGCATAAACATCGGATAGCGAAGAACACAACGGAAAGGCCGAAGCATCGACCGCGTCAGCGCCGTCCTCAGTCAAGATGCCGACAGCGTTTGGCGCCTGGGAAGCAAAGGTTGTCTTGCCAATTTTGCCTGGGCCGGCAATGACAATTTTGGGAGCGCGCATGCGCTTGGTGCGCGAAATGGATGAGAGATCGAATGCCATGATCAGGCCCTTCTATAAGTACGAGTTAAACGAGAGTGAGCAGCGGGGCGCCGGCTCTGTGTGTAGCCAACTGGCTGGATCAGGTGAGAAAAGCGTTTGCTCATTGCGCCCCAGGCGTTGGGGTGGTGCGGCTCTGGCATGCCGTTCTTGGCCGCGTAGATGCGGAAGTCTTCAATGCTGAACTCTGTGGGCGCCACATGCTCAAGCCAGAAGGTGAAGTTGACTTGTGACACCAGGGCCCAGTCAGCAGCGTTGTCGAGGACCAGCGTGATGCCCTGGTCGCGCAGCTGTTCACCGCTGCTCATTCTTTAAACTTAATTGCAACCCCAGTTTTCGCGGGTTTGGTTTCTACAGCAGCAGCGATCTCGGCCCAGAGCTTGGGGACGTCGTTGCGAATTGCTTTCAGTTTGGTTTCATCGGCCTCAACCTTGGTCTTGAGGGGCCGAATCTCTGCTGGCCAGCTACCCGTGAGAGCTGTCAGTTTCTCAATGTCAACTTTGTAAGCTAACTTGCCGGTGAGGGTGATGTTGTTCCCACCTGCTGTGTGCACTGTGACCGCGCCTTCTTCTTTGGCAGGGTGCATTTCAATGATCTCTTGCTCAATGGCAACCCGGTCATTGCGGGCCGCCTCTTCGCGTTGTTTGGCTTCTCGCCATTTCGTTGCTAGTTCATCCAAGTTCATAGTTGTGGGTCCAGTCGTGGGTTTAAAAAATTACTGCTTCTTTTTTTGGGGTACTTCAGGGGAAACTTTTTCGTTGATCAGTTCTATCGTTGTGAATCGGTGCAGGTTTGCGCACTGGTATCTGCGTCGCTTGGTGTTGTCCTGCTTAGTCCTGGTTTCCAGAACCTCTGTCCAAGTGCCGCATCGTGGGCAATTCAACTGCTCCACCAGGCAACGAGGAGAACTGCAAGGCCAACGCCGATGGCCAGTGCCAAGCAATAGCCAAGGATTGATTCGTAAACGGGTTCTTTGTCTGCGTAACCGACCGGAAAGGTGCAGTCAGCGAGGGTGCGGGGGGTTTGGAAGTGGCTGGGTTTCAGCATTTGGGTTCTTTCTTGCTGTTGCGTTAAATCAAACTATGTTGTGAATATATATCAATGATGCGAAAATCACAACAACAAGATCAACAAAAATCACTAGGGGAAACCCTAATGCTTAAAAAATTAAGGTTTGATCCAGAGAACCGGGGAGGACCAAGCGACATTGCAGTCAGCCAGGACTTCCATGCTGGGCCACAAAATCAAGTTGTGGGTGTCGCGCCTATAACCACGGCGAACCACTGCAACGATCTGCTTGCCTTCAGCTGTAGCTGTCGAGCACAGCTTGTCAATGTTGTCCGCAGCTGGCGCTTGGGTCGGGTTCACAAACACCAGCCAGCCGTCCTTGATCGTTGCGGGTGAGCGCACTTGGATCGCGTAAGTGCCGATGGGGCAGTCGGCAGGGCCAACAACTGTGTCGTGTGTGCGCGCAGGCATGAGAGAGACAACACCATGCTCGTCCATGTAGGCCGTGATCGGAACACGACGTACATCATCAATCACTTCAATGCCAGCGTTGCGCATAATTTCATTGAGCGGTAAGCCCAAAATCGTCGCAATCTGATGCGCTTCGTGCGTTGTCATTTTTCTTTTTGCGCGCAGCATCAAAGAGGCCGCTGCAGGGTCAATATCTAACAATTTAGCAAGCCCCCTCTGTGAGATTTGTTTGTCTTTAAGTCGGTCTTTGAACCATTGTGTGTTCATCGTGTTTTCCATACTGTTTCTAATCTGCACCCGAATTCTTGTTAAGGGGAATGCATAGTGACATAAACTCCACGATGAGTCAATCTCAATTGATGATTACAAATAGGAGAATTCAGGTGAGCATCCCCACAATTCACACACTCGAGCCGGCATTTGGTGTCATCGAGAAGCTAGGTGGCAAGGCCAGTGTGGCCGAATCATTAAACCTAGATAAATCAACCCTTTCGCGCTGGTGTCAGCCAAAGCCTGGTGGCACTGGCGGCGTGATCCCGCAGCGGTACTGGTCCGCATTGGTTGTGATGGCGCGCCAGCAAGGCGTTGACATCACTCTCGAGGAGCTTGCCGCCGTTGAGGTTTGAGATGGTCATTGAGGCATCAACAATGACCAACAGTGACTTCCTTGCGGAAATTTACGGCGAGATGAAGCCAGGCACTCACGGCTGGGTGTGCTCGTTCCGCGCTGATCCAAACAACGCGCCCCCAGCAGTGTGGTCAGGCCGCGCATACAAGGGACTGCCCAATCAAGCGGCCCTGATAGATCGTTCTGTCCAAGACAACACCTACTTCTGCACGTCGGTTTTGACGGCAACACCAGACGGTGAAATTGCTCGAAACAAGTCGGCGTTTGTCCGACTCGCTGTGCTTGTCTTAGACGACGTCCAACTGTCTGATGTGCAAGGATTTTCCTACGCTTTGCAAACCAGTCCAGGCAAGTTTCAAGTAGGCATATTCCTCGACGGGGAAGACGCTGATACCTCGAACAAAGTATTGATCGACCGTCTTATGTCGGCTTTGGCCGCCCGCGGTCGAAGCAATGACGCCTCGGGCAATGCCTGCGTGCGATACGTTCGCCTGCCCAATGGCATGAACACCAAGCCACGCGCTGCCGGCGAGTGGAAAGTCAAGCTCGAGGTCTGGCAGCCAAACATTCGCTGGAGCTTGGACGACGCCTGCGCGGCCATTGGGATTGACCTAGACAGTTTGCGCATTGCTGCACAGCTGCCGACAACCAAGTCTTCAACTACTGGCGCGACGACTCATGCAGGCGAGATGATCGCCGGCCTGACAGATCCCAACCCAGGCGCCCGCGTCTATCACGAAAGCATCACGCGCTTGGCCGCTTCTCTTGTGGCCGGTGGAATGTTCCCTGGTGCAGCTGTGGACTTCCTCTACAGCCTGATGGATGAGAACCGCCCAGGCGATCCAGAGGAGATGCGTCGCTGGGAAACCAGACGCGCTGAGATTCCACGCGCCGTCAAGAGTGCTGAGAAGTTTGCGCCCGAAGAGCGCCAGCCCCCGAGCATCACTGTCAATCTATCCATGCCTAATGGCTCAGCTGATGAGCCAGTGCAACCACCTGTTGGCGATCTTCAGCCGATGGATTGGGGCGTGCTCGAGCACACACAGCCCGAGCCCACCAACTGGCGCTATGAGGGCTGGCTGCCAGAGGGCACAGTCACTTTGCTGTCTGCCAACGGTGGCGTAGGCAAGTCCAACCTGTCACTGCAGCTGGGCGTGGCAATGGCTCATGGGATGAGCCTCTTCGACATCGAGACCAAGCCATCCAAGGTGCTGATCCTCTCAGGTGAGGACGAGGCGCGCACGGTGCATTTTCGCGTGGCCAACATTTGCGCAGACCTTGGCATCTCAATGTCAGAGCTGCGCGATCGCCTGGTGGTCTATGACCTGACCCAGGCCGACTGCATCCTGTGGAAGGACGGCGCCATAACTGAGCGCATGCAATGGCTGGCCGATGTGACTGTGGCCACCAAGGCCAACGTCGTGATCATCGACAACGCCTCCGACGTCTTCGCCTCCAACGAGAACGATCGCACCGAGGTCCGCGGCTTCATGCGAGCGCTTAACCTGATCGCCAACGTCACACGCGCAGCTGTCCTGCTGCTGGCGCACGTTGACAAGGCAAGCGTGCGCGGTGGTGCAGGCCTGGACAGCAACACGACGTTTTCAGGCTCCACAGCCTGGAACAACTCAGCCAGGTCGCGCTGGGCGATGGTGCGTGATGCTGACACCGTTGTCCTGCGCCATGAGAAGTGCAACCTGGGACCACTGCAAGAAGAGCTGCGCATTGAGTTCGACTCAGTCGCCAAAGTCTTCAAGCGCTTTGGAACCATCCCAGGCCAAAAAGCTGCGCAATCACTGGTGCGAAATACACAACGCGCTGCGATTCTCAAACTAATAGGCAGAGCAGCCGCAGCAGGCGTCAACCTCTCAATGAGCAGCAACTCACCGCGCTCAAACATTTACAACGTCCTGGCAGACGACACAGAGTTCCCCAACCACCTGGACCGCAAGGCCTTCTTTGGAATCATGCGCGACCTTGAGCGTGAAGGCCTGGTCGCACTCGAGACCTACAAGAAAGCCAACCGCATGTCTGGCCAGCGCGTGGTGCTCACAGAAGCAGGTCAGACGCGTGTAGCACTGGGCAGCGGAGCCGGGCCTACATGGGCACAGCGTGAGGAGGCAGACGAATGAGCTTTGTGAAAAACCAAATCGAGATGCCCAAGTCCTCAAAGAACATGCACAAGTTCAAGCTGTGCAACAAGTGCGAAGAGTTAAAGCCGCCAGAGGGCGGTGTGCAGATGAGCGCGGCCAGATGGATCTGCGCAGCCTGCTGGACACATAGAGCAACAAGGAGACCAAACAAATGACAGACGAGGAAATCATCCGCATAGGGCAGGAGGCTGGTCTTGTCAGCCCGAACTACAAGCCATCCAAACGTGAGTGGCCAGTGATCGATGAGCTTGCCCGCTTCGCTGCTTTGATCGCTAAGGCCGAGCGCGATCGCATCGCTGATCAGATCGACCGCATGCCATTCGGTGACACCGCGGCGTCGTTCTCGATCTGGGTCAGGGAGCAGGGCAAGACTTGGGACTGGCCAGGAAGGGAGCAGCTGTGAATATCTTTATCTACACAAAGAGCAGCTGCCCCAACTGTGTGGCCGCTAAGCAGCTCCTTAAATCTAAGGGCCTGCGCTACATCGAGAACAGCATCGATGACGTGGGCGTGCGCCAGGCCTTTGAGTTCAGCTACCCAGACCTGCGGCAGATGCCTCAGATCTTTATCAACGATCAGCGAGTCGGTGGCCTGGCTGGGCTGCAGGCTGCACTCAAGCAGATGGAGGCCACATGAAAGTCAGGCAACGCAAACACCTGCACCTTGTCAGGATCAAGATCAAAAACAAAACAGCGTGGTGGGTGGCCAAGCTCATCGCGCCTGCACTGAAACGTTTGGAGAGACGCAATGGCATCAAGTGACGGCGGCAAAGGGTCAGACCGCAGACCAGGCAATGGCTACCAGGATGCGTGGGAGCGCATTTTTGGCACTAAGACACCGGCTCCGCAGGTGCCTGCAAAGCCATCTGCACCGCACTGCACCGCAAGTAAGGTGCAGGGTAAGGAGCAGTGAGATGCACTGCAACGCACCCCCCGCTGGGGTGCGGTGCATAAGCACTACAGGTAGTGGGGAATGGGGTGCACCGCACTCACTTAGATATATAGGGGTGGGGTGCGGTGCAAATTTGGAAAGGAATGAGGAATGACTGAATTGGAATTGCAGTTACTGAATGCCAAGCGGGACAAACATGATCTGGCGATGGCGTTGTTTGTTTGCGCCGGAATTGCCGGATGGTCGATCGGAGGCTGGCAAGGCTTTCTGGTGTTTTTGTTGTTCGCGGCAATCGCGGGCAATGCGTGATGAGAAAATCGAAGCATGGAAATACAAACCCAACAAATGCCTGAATTCAAGTTCCCAGATCTTGCTGAGGTCATGGCCACAGCAGAGATGCAGCAGCGCATGGACGAGGCTGAGGAGCGCGTGAGGCTGGAGAAGTTAGCGGCTGCTCAGGAGGACGTTTCTGCCAAAAAAGACGGAAAAGCAGAAGAGAAGCCGAGAGCGGTGAGCCCGAGGAACGGGCAGCCAGTGCCGCAAGCGCCGGGGCGCACGCCAGGCGTCAAGAACCGGCTCACGAACCTGCGCGAGGCCGTGCTCGAGGCGTTTGACGAGGTGGGAGGACCAGCCTATCTGGCTCGGCTCGCGCAGGGCAACAGCTCAGACCGCGCCGCGTTCGTTGGCTTGGTGAGCAAGGTGCTGCCGACCCAGATCAATGCAAACGTTGAAGGCGGCATTCAAGTGCAGCTTTCATGGCTGGGTGCGCGCAACATTGGCGCAACAACGACACAAATTGCAGAGCCGGTCACGCAAGTGATTGATATGCAAAGGGATTCGGCAGGCAAGTACCGGATCATCGATCCGATTGAGTCGCCGGCAGGGGGGGGCGGCGGCGGCATGCCGGAGGCAGGCAAGGCCGCAGGAGACGCGCAAGGTGTCTGATGCTGCCTCGCCCTCAGTCAATGGACGATCGCGTCTCCTGCGTGGATCTGACGCGATCCAGCCCGTGTTTGGCTTGGCCGGAAAGTTTCAGACCCCCACCCCCCTTTCGGTCGGGGAGGGGGGTCGAGCTGAGAACGGGTCCCCCCGCCAAAATTCAGTAACCCAAAAAGACATGTTGAGAAAAACGCAATGAACACCACGACAAAACCAATTAGCCCCTGGTTCTGCCCAGACTGCAAGACATCCCCGATCGAGGCGCACAAACCCGGCTGCATGTTTGCACCCAGCTTCGAGAAGATCGAGATCCCGACGCTGAACGACCCCGTCAACCACCCCAGCCACTACACCGAGCACCCCAGCGGCGTCGAGTGCATCCAGATCACCGAGCACATGAACTTCTGCTTAGGGAATGCGGTGAAGTACATCTGGCGCGCCGGCCTCAAGAACGACAACGCGATCGAGGACCTGAAAAAGGCCCGCTGGTACGTTGACCGCGAGCTCGAGAGGCTCAGCAAGTGAACCTCAACGAGTACGTTCCCCGCGACGTCTTCACGCCGCTGCACAACCGTGACAAGCGCTGGGTCTGTGTTGTGGCACACCGCCGAGCCGGCAAGACGGTGGCGATGTGCGCTGACCTGGTGATCGGCGCGCTCGAGACGGCACTACCCAAACCCCAGTTCGCGTACATGGCGCCACAAAGGGATCAGGCAAAGAGGGTCGCGTGGACGTATCTGAAGGACCTGACGCGTCCGATGTGGAGCAAGCCGCCCAACGAGTCCGAGCTAAAGATCACGATCAACAACGGCCACGGCGGTGAGTCAACGATCTATGTGGCCGGCGCCGACAACTACGACGCCCTGCGCGGTATGTACTTTGACGGCGTTGTGCTGGACGAGGTCGGCCAGATCAGACCGAGCGCCTGGTACAAGGTGCTCAGGCCAGCCCTGTCAGACCGCCGCGGCTGGGCCATCTTCGCCGGCACGCCCGCAGGCAAGAACATGTTCTGGAACCTGCGCGAAGAAGCTCGGATGAACCCAGAGACGCACCTCCTGCTCGAGCTGCCGGCCAGTAAGACGGGAATTATTCACCCCGACGAACTCAGAGACGCCAAGGCTCAGATGACTGAGGACGCGTTCATGGTCGAGTACGAGTGCAGCTTTGACGCTGCCGTGCCAGGCGCCTACTTCGCCAAGCAGATTGGGGAGGCCTACAACGAGGGGCGGATTGGCAAGCACCCCGTCGATCCCGCGTTCCCTGTAAACCTGGTCGCTGACTTGGGCTATACCGACAGCTGCTCATGGTGGGGCTGGCAAGAGACGCGTGACGGCATTCGGATCGTTGACTTCATGGAGGACGACAACCAGCCGATTCAGCACTACATCGACTGGGTGAAGAGCCGGCCATACCTGGTCAACCCCAAGGGCATCTTTCTGCCGCACGACGCACGCGCAAAGTCGCTGCAGACCGGCAAGTCAATCATCGAGCAGTTCCTGGCCAACGGCATCCGGCCCAACTTGGTCCCAGAGATGAGCTTGCAAGACGGCATCGAGGCGGCAAGGCTCACGATTCCGACGTGCTACTTCGATGAAGAGAAGACCTACGAGGGCCTCGAGCACTTGCGTGCGTACATGCGCGAGTGGGATGAGAAGACGCAGACGTATCGCAACAGACCCAAGCATGACCAGCACTCACACGCGTCTGATTCGTTCAGATACCTGGCTCTTGCTGCGCGTCCAACGTCGAGAAAATCTACACGCGTTACTACAATCTCATCACTGCCCAAAGGTGGCGCGAGCTACGCCTTTGCACTTAATGACATTTGGGACTGCCAAGCGGTGCAGTCTGGAAGGGTTGGATGATGAGTAACAGCGCATCGATTAACAGCGAGAGCGATTTCGCAAACACGCCAAACGGACTGGCCCAAAAGTGGCAGACCGAGATTCAGGCTTCACAGCAGGAGCTGCTGAAGTTTCACCAAGACGCAAACAGGATCACTCAGCGCTACCTGGACAAGCGCGACGCGTATGCCAAAGACGAGAGCAAGGTCAACCTGTTCTGGTCAACGATGCAAGTTCTGCTGTCCATGCTCTACGCACGGCCACCGAAGGCTGATGTTGCGCGTTCCTTCCAGGACTATGACGACGACGTCGCCCGCGTCTCCGGCACGATGCTGCAGCGTTTGCTCAACCGCGCCTTTGACGACAACGTCTCGGCCTGGGACTCAGCTGTGCGCCAGGGCATTGAGGACTGGCTTGTTGTCGGCTGTGGCCAGATCTGGCTGCGTTATGAGGTGACGACCGAGCCCTACGAGATCCCCGCCGTTTTTGACGAGTACGGCCAAGAACTCAGCCCTGCTCAAGAGGCTGAGCGCATCGTCAACGAAGACGCCCCGTGCGACTACATCTACTGGGAAGACTTCTTCTATTCCCCCGCCCGCACCTGGCATGAGGTGCGCTGGGTTGCGCGTCGCGTGTTTATGACGAAAGACCAGCTGGTTGCGCGCTTTGGCGAAAAGATTGCTGCGCAAGTGCCCCTGGGCAACTACAGCAAAAAGGACCAAGTCAACGACCAGTCACCGAAGCACGACCCCTGGAGCAAGGCCGAGGTTTTCGAGATCTGGTGCAAGGAAAAGCGCAAGGTCTACTGGTACGCCAAGAGCTGCGACATCATCCTGGACGTCAAAGACGACCCACTGGGTTTGGACGGCTTTTTCCCATGCCCCAAACCCTTGGCCGCGAACGTCACCTCGAGCAACTTCATGCCTCGGGCCGACTACATCTTTGCTCAGGACCAGTTCAACGAGCTCGATGAGATCAACACCCGCATCACCTGGCTCACTCGCGCTGCGCGTGTGGCCGGCGTCTACGACAAGAGCGCCGAGGGCATCCAAAGGCTCTACAACCAGACCACTGAAAACCAGCTGATCCCTGTCGATAACTGGGCAATGTTTGCCGAGCGCGGCGGCGTCAAGGGCCAGGTTGACTTTGCACCGATCGATCAGGTGGTGAACGCCATCGATCACCTTCGCCAGTACCGCCAAGACAAGGTTGTGCAGATCTACGAAGTGCTGGGTGTCTCCGACATCATGCGCGGCAGCTCAAAGGCCTCTGAGACGGCGGCTGCCCAGCAAATCAAGGCTCAGTTTGGCTCGACGCGTGTTCAGCTCAAGCAGTTCTACATCGCTGACTGGATCACGCAGGCCCTGCGCATCAAGGCAGAGATCATTTGCAAGCACTTCCAGCCCGAGACGATCATCAAGCGCAGCAACATCGAGCGCACGCCCGATGCACCGCTGGCGATGGCCGCCGTTCAGCTCCTCAAAGACGAGGAAATGAACGAGTACCGCATCAACATCGAGGCCGACTCGATGGCCGCCCTTGACTGGGCAGCAGAACGTGACGCCGCTGTGCAGTTTATGCAGGGCTTGGGCGCGTTTATCTCCCAGGTGGCGCCAATGGCTCAGTCTGTACCGCAAGCAGCGCCTGTCCTGATGTCTTTGCTGCAGTGGAGCGTCTCCAAGTTCCGCGTCTCGACGCAAATCGAGAGCGTTTTGGACCAGGCCATCTCCTCCCTCAAGCAGCAGGGCATGCCCCAGCCAAAACCAGACCCCATGCAAGACGCCGAAGTGGCCGAGAAGCAGGCTGGCGCGGCAGAGCGTATGGCCAAGGCCAAGAACACCAACATGGAAGCGACTGCCAAAGAAGCTCAATTGCGTGCAATGGGCATCTTGCAGCCACAACCCCAACTGCCACCGGCAGCACCCCAAATGCCGCAAGTCGGCGGTCCCATGCAGTGAGGTAACACATGGAAAAAGCAAACGAATTTGCGTCGCTACTGGTCAAGTCACGCTCATTGGGCCATGTGGCTCACTGGGCCACAGACAGCTACTCCAAGCACATGGCACTGGCCTCGTTCTACGAGGGTCTGGGCGAGCTCATGGACGAGTTTGTCGAGCAGTACCAGGGCTACTACGGCGAGCGCATGAAGGTCGAGATCCTGACGTGCGACTTGGACGACGACGTCGCTGGCGAGCTTGAGGAGCACATGGAGTGGATCGAACGCTATCGCTACGAGGTCTGCGACAAGGATGAGACTGCGCTGCAGAACGCGATCGACGAGATCGTCGCTTTGTACCAAACCACGATTTACAAACTCCGCATGTTGAAGTGAGGAACGAATGACCAGACGCCGCTGGATTCAAGACCGAAAAACGGGTGAGCTGATTGAGATCACCGACGACTACCAACCTGAGCTGCGCACCGACTCTGGCGCCCTGTGGGGCGACAGCAGCTACGCGGGCATGAAGGCGCCAGACGGCACTGACATCTCCTCGCGCACAAAGCATCGTGAGTACATGAAGGCCAAGGGTCTCACAACGATGGACGATTTCACAGGATCTTGGGCGAAAGCCAAAGAAAGCCGCGAACGGTACATGACCGAGGGCGGTTCATTTAAGCGTGCCGACATAGAGCGCGCAATTCATAAACTTCAAAACAGGTAATAAGCCATGTCAGAACCCACGACAACCATGCGCGACGCCCTTGAGGCCGCGTTCGAGAAAGCAGACGAGCCGTTGCAGCTTGCGCCAGCACCCGAGGCCGCACCGGTTTCGGAGCCTGTCGCGTCGAGTGAGCCCGTTGCAACAACCTCTGAGCCAGCAGCAGCTCCCGCCGCAGCGCAGGATTTGAATGCACTTTCTGAGGACAAGCCAGCCGATAACGAGCTCGCTCAACAACCGGAAAGAGACGAGCAAGGAAAATTTAAAAAACCTGAAGGTGTTCAGGCTGGACCCAAATCTCAGCCGCGTCAGCCAGGTGAAAAAGCGCCAGCTTCATGGCGCCCAGACATCCGCGAGCACTGGGGCTCACTACCTGAGCCTGTGCGTGCTGAGATCCAGCGACGAGAGACTGAAGTGGCACGCACTCTTCAAGAAACCTCCGAGGCACGCAAGACTGCCGAGGCTGTGATGAAGACGATCGAGCCTTACCAGGCGTTTATCAAGGCCGAGAACAGCAACCCCTTGCAGGCGATCGACAACCTGATGGGCACTGCGGCGCGTCTGCGCACTGGCACAGCGCCTGAGCTTGCGCAGCTGGTGGCCGGCATTGTCAATCAATTTGGCACTGGCCGTTTTGGCAATGGCTTCATCGAGATGCTTGACAGCGCCTTGGCAGGCCAGACGCCCAAACAAGACCCGCAGCAGCTGGCGATGGAGCAGGTGCTTAACCAGCGCCTAGCGCCCATGCAGAACATGCTCACGCAGTTTCAGCAGGCACAGCTCCAGCAGCAGCAGCAAGCCACCCAGGCCGCGCAGACCGAGGTCGCCACGTTCTTGGCTCGCGCTGAGTTTGGCGAAGACGTTCGCGAGGACATGGCCGACATCATTGAGACGCATCAACGCCGCGGCCAAAACATCACCTTGCAGGACGCTTACAAGAAGGCCTGCCTGATGAACGACAACGTTCGCTCTGTGATCTCCCAACGCGCCAAAGCACGCGGAGCTCAACAAACGACAAGCGCCGCACAGAAGGCCAGGTCGGCTGCCGTGCAGGTTTCCGGCTCCGCGCCAATGGGCGCCTTGAGGCAAGAAAGCACCGATGTGCGCTCTGCAATCGAGGCAGCCATCACAATGACCTCAAGGTAATGCGATAATCACACCACGTTGAGAGAAATCTCGACTGGTGTGCCCAAGCACCCCAGCCACCGCATGCTCCTAGGAGACGCTTCGCGTCCCACCTACGACGAAGTCGGACTGTGAAAGGTTCGCGTAGGCGCATCTGAAAAAGGTGAGCGCAAGCTCGTTTTAACTCAGATGAAGGAGTCATCATGTCTTTTCCAAATGTAAGTGACATCGTCGCAACGACGATCCAGTCACGCACACGTCAGATCGCTGACAACGTTACTAAAAACAACGCCCTGTTGTCCCGCTTGAACACACGCGGCAACGTCAAAACCATCTCTGGTGGTAACACAATCTTTGAAGAACTTTCATTCGCTGAAAACGCGAACGGCGGTTTCTACTCTGGTTACGACTTGCTGCCTGTGGCTGCTCAAGACGTCATCTCTGCTGCTGAATTCCAAATCAAGCAGTACGCAGTGCCCGTCGTGATGTCTGGCCTCGAGATGTTGCAAAACAGTGGCAAAGAGCAATTCATCGACTTGCTCGAAGCTCGCTTGAACGTGGCCGAATCCACAATGGTCAACCAGTTGGCCCAGTCCATCTACTCAGACGGCACTGGCTCTGGCGGTAAGGAAGTCACTGGCTTGAACGCCGCTGTGCCTGCCGATCCTACAACTGGCACTTACGGTGGCATCAACCGCGCAACATGGACGTTCTGGCGCTCCAAGTTGTATGACTTCAGCGCTCAAAGCGTGACACCTAGCGCGTCCACTATGCAAGCCGCGTTGAACAGTCTGTGGGCCTCTTTGGTTCGCGGCACTGATCGTCCTGACTTGATCGTGTTGGACAACAACTACTGGTCTTACTACATGGGCAGCTTGCAGGCTCAGCAGCGTTTCACATCTCCTGAGACTGGCAATTTGGGCTTCCCTACATTGAAGTTCATGGATGCTGACGTTGTTCTGGACGGCGGTATTGGCGGCTATTGCCCTGCCAACACCGGCTTCATGCTCAACAGCAAGTACATCAAATGGCGCCCTCACAAGGACCGCAACATGGTTCCTTTGTCGCCTAACCGTCGCTACGCCATCAACCAGGACGCTGAAGTTCAGATCTTGGCTTGGGCTGGCAACCTGACCACCTCTGGTGCTCAGTTCCAAGGTCGTATCCAAAACTAATTTTGGTGGGCCGTCGTGGGTCTCCCTTTCCCGAGGGACTGGGGAGACCCACAACCCCTCGGGTTTTTTAACGGAAGGAATAAATCATGGCAGCAACATTTAGCGGCGCAGTTTCCGCAAACGCTCCCGCAGTCGTAGACACGGCTGCATCCCAATCCACCGGCGCAGTCTGTGAAGGCATTGGCCTGACAGGCGTTGACGGTGCATCCATCGGTGGCTCACGCATCGGTGGCTCCCCCGGTACTGATCTGGTGATCGATACCAACGTGTAAGTCAAATAAAAAAGGTCAGAGATGCAACCCACGACACCAACCATCTTCGACGAGCCTAGCGACTTTTCCAAACCGGATGAGACCCGCTTTGCCGCCGATAACAAGCTCTACATCGAGTTTTTCCGCAAGCCTGTCATGCAACCCGGCAAAAGCCGTGAAGCTGGCCGCGCTGTGTACGAGGAAGTCGATTACGTCCGCATTCATGTGCCGGGCGACAAGTCCTCTGTGATTGAGCGTCCTCTGAGTCAGCAGGACATCTTTCGCTTCCAGGACCGCTACAACAAGTGGAAGGCCGGCCAGGAAGAAGCTGTCACCGGCACTCCATTGAGCGCCTTGCCAGGCATGAACGCGTCCAAGGTTGAGGAATACAAGTTCTTCAAGATCATCACCGTCGAGCAGCTTGCTGACGCGAATGACAACCTGGGCGGCAAGTTCATGTCATTCCAGCAAGACAAGCAACGCGCCAAGGCATTCATGGAAGTCGCGGCTAACAACGCCCCGATCGAGAAGATGAACGCCGAGCTGCAAAAGCGCGATGAGCAGATTGAGAACTTGAAGACCATGGTGGAGGCCTTGCAGGCCAGCTCCAAGGCCAACAAGCGCAACGTGGCGCCAGCAACAGCTGAAGCTGAGTAAATAGGAGTAGGGGATGGCCTTTCAAATCGTTAACGAATCGACCCTCTCGGCCATCGTGCAGAACGTGGCCTCGATGGTGGCCTTCCCCGTCCCTCAAGACCCTGCCGGCGATCCAGATCCTACGGTTCAGCAGTTCATCCAGGCGGCAAACATGGCCGGCATTGAGCTGCTCACCATGTACGACTGGCAAGAGCTGATCAAAAACTATGTGATCCCGATTCAGTCTGATTACACCAACCAGAAGGAAAAAGGTTTCCCTCTGCCTGAGGACTTTTTCGATTGGATCGACCAAACCAACTGGAACGCGACCACGCAGTTCCCGTCTCTCGGACCTGTCTCGCCACAGATGTGGCAGCAGCTGCTGATCCGCACAACGCTGCCGGTGCTGTCGTTCTACTGGCAGGTGCGCGACAACTTGATCTATGTCCTGGCGCCTCCCAACTCGCCCCAGACGATGAACGTGTTTTATCTGTCTCAGGCGTGGGTGCAGGACCAGGATGATCCAACTCTTTACAAAAACCGCATCACCAAGAACGGTGACAAGGCTTTGCTCGATCCCACGCTGATCACGCTGTACACCCGCGTGAAGTGGCTTGAGATGAAGGGCCTAGACACTGCCGCGGCCATGCGCGACTTCCAGATCGCGTTTGAGAACCGCAAGGGCGCAGAAAAAGGCGCTCCTGTTTTGAGCATGACGCGTGACTTCCGCTTCCCATACATCCAGCCTCTGACGAACACGCCAGACACCGGCTATGGAGTCTGATCATGCCTCTGTTGCCGCTTCAATCTCCGCGTGTATCTAGAAGGTCCTACGCCGCACAAACAGCGCAGGTAGGTGTCATTCCAGCCCCAACAGGTGGCTTGAACTACCGCGATCCGATCGCGGCCATGTCGCCACTGGACGCGCTTGCGCTCACCAATTTCATCCCGCGCCAGCAGGGCGTGGAGCTGCGCAAGGGCTGGTTCTCATACACCACGCCTTTGGAAGATTCTATCGAGTCTGTGTTTGGCTACAAGGCGCCCGTCAACGATGACGACAAGCGCTTCATTGCAGCCAATGGCAACATCTATGACGTGACTGACCCCGGCGCCCCCGTGCTTGCTGTAACAGGCACGGGCAGTGATGCTGACGAGTGGTGGACTACTCAGTTTTCTACGCCTGCCGACACTTTCCTGTTGGCCGTCTCTCCTGGCGCCGGGTACTGGACCTACAGCACCACAAGCGGCTGGGTCGATCGCACAGCGACAACCACCGGCTTGCCCACAACCGTGCGCACTGTGGCCGTGTGGAAGCAGCGCGTTTGGTTCACCGCTGAAGGTGACTCCAACGTCTACTACCTGGACGCTGTGGATGTCGTGACAGGCGCCTGCACATCATTTGCAATG